CATTCTTTCACAATCAACTCGGCGAACTTTTCTAACTTAGTTGGAATACCTTCTGGATTGTATGTAGGCAATCCAGCCTCGTGAGCAAGTTCTCTAATTCGTTCGTTCATTTCGTTTCCTTACAGTTATCAAAGTGCCACCTTGTCATAGAACCGCCACTACCTACTTTACCGCAATGAGGACAAGTAAAAGTTTCCTTCTTACCCTGATTAGCCTGGCGTAGTTTTTCTTTAGTTTCCTCGCTTGGTGTTTTACCATAACTTGGATTATTACTACCTAACTTTGCATGCCTAATCTTGTCTCTTGTCTGCTCTGTGAATGGTTTGCGTTTCTTCCCTAACTTTGCTTCACTTTGCTTCTTACGAGTTTCCTCTGATGCTACTTTGCCTCTATTAGGACTTGGCTTGCCTCTATTAGGATGAACCTTTTTGATAGACTCGCTTTGTTTCTTACGAGTGTCCTCTGATACTTTTACACCTGTTCTGGTAAACTTACCATCGCCGTTATGTTGGTTAAAACTCATTGGATTGTGTTTAGCATCTAATGACTCCAACAAAGTAGTTTCCAGTTTAATCATCTCTTCTGGGCTACCAGTTTTGATGACTTCTCGTTTCCACTCTGTTGGATTTTGTTTTATCAACGGTTTAATAAGTTGGCTTGAACTAATGTAGCCATCTTGGGGATGACATCCTTTAGCGGTTCTACAACCAATGTACCACTTGCCCGTAGGCAAGTGTGTCCATTTATAAACGAATGATGTATGAGTGATAGTTTCCATACAAGTATTTATCACTCATTACATTATTCTGTGCCATTATAGAGTCTCACCACCGACTGTACGGTTGCAAGCACACAGTTCACCTGTTTGCAATGCATCCAATACACGAAGTGTTTCTTCTGGGCTACGACCAACATTCAGGTTGTTCACTGTGACATGTTGGATAACATTGTCTGGATCCACAATAAATGTGGCACGAAGTGCGGCGCCTGCTGGAGCATAGAATACGCCCAACTGTTCGATCAAACTTAGATTACCGGTTACCTCATTCCATCGCTGTGTATCAGCAAACTGTGTATGAGTGATTTTCTTCAAATCGGCATGTGCTGTCTGCCATGCTACTTTACAGAACTCATTGTCTGTTGATCCTGTGAGCAATACTGCATCGCGATCGGCAAAGTCCTGTGCTAACTTGTCGTAGGCCACAATTTCTGTAGGACATACAAATGTAAAGTCCTTTGGATAGTAAACGATTACTTTCCACTTGCCTGGAAAGCTCTCATCTGTAATTGTGAAGAATGCATCTTCTGGTTGTCCCGGCTTAACACCTGTGACTGCAAATTTTTCTAATTTATCACCAACTGTTTTCATATTTTTCCTTTGTGTGTGAAATGAATATTAAGAACATCCTGTTCTATGCTGTTATTATACATTTATTTACGCTATAAATCAATGGTTTTCCATTAGTTTTGCCTAATATTTTTTAATGGCAGTAATAGGAAAAACTAATAATGAAAGGCCCCGAAGGGCCTTTATTAAATCAAAATTGATTATCCAACTACTGGAGTATACTCAATACCAGTGGTTGCAAGACCTACTAACCCAATAGTAGTTTCAAATGCTGCCAACTCACTAGCAGCAACCAGTACATCAGCCTGACTCAACTTGCTGTTGGTCATCCATGCAGTGTAGTCTGTAACCTGTGTCAAGGTAGCATCAGTGCCGTAGACATTTTTGTAAACGTGCTTGATGAATGTTTCATCGCTAACACCACCAGCATCTGCTTTGTAAACGGCTGTGGTCAAGAGGGCTTCTGCTAGTTGTTTGTTTGTCCAACCTTTGTCGGCGAGATCAATACCAATGCCTTTGTATGCGTTGGTAACATCTGCTGTGCCAAGTGCGGCTGCTAACAATGCGTAGACATCACCTGCACGACCTGTGGCATCATAAGCAATGGCCTTGTCGGTGAACACCACACGCTCGTGGTTGGCAAGGTTAAACTCCATGTTGCTAACCAATGTGCTGGCTAACTTTACGTTGTCAGCAGTTTTAGTAACTGTGAATTCTGTACTCTTGCCGCCCATAGTGTAAGTGTCAATACCAGTAGTGCCAGTGACGTCGACTGTGATATCCACTGTGCCATCACCTGCACGACCTGTACCCACTACACCAAAGGTAGCAACTTTACCAGCAGTACCAACTGTGGCCACTGTGACAATCAAGTTGTTGGCAACTGTACCGCCTAATGCAGTACCAGCAAGAGTGATAGTGTCACCTGCAACATAGCCAGTACCTGCACTTGCGGCCACTGAATCTAATACAACAGAGTATACTCCGTCTGTTTTAGTAACATCAAAAGCAGCACCTGTTCCGGTTCCGCCGGTCAATCCAGTAACATTTTGGTATGTAGCGTTAATTGGTTTATCTTTGATTGTAATTGTTGTTGTCATAATTTTCCTTTTCTAGTAATATGATTTTATGATTATACACGATTTGTCTAATAAAACTTGTGCGCACACGCACAACTTCGACAAGATTATTCAATTTCTAACCAGGTATGGTCGCCCATATATTTTACCTGTATTTGATATTCATAATCTACAGGCACTCCAGTTGCCCAATCATTGGGTCCAGTTAAAACTAACAGAGTTTTTTCTTTGCGTCGATCCCATACTACCCAATAACAGTTTCCCATTACTACTTGGAACTGGTATTCGGCTGCATGAACTGCATCAGTTACTGCTAACCTGCGTTTTATCTGTTGTGCCTGTTTTTCTAACACTGCTACTAATTCCATGATACGATCATATTCTTGCTGGGCATACATCCTAGCATGATTAATCATAATGTCTTTTTGTTTTGTAACAGGAATAAGGTCAAACTTTGGACCACCAGCTTCGGTGGCATAAGGAGTGACATTCCTATTAAAAAATGGAATCATCGAACCGGTGGACGTAGAATCGTAGCTGTCACGTCCTTTGGCAATATTAGACTTTTTTTCGGTCATCGGGTATTTACAAAATAAAATAGGACCCGAAGGTCCTATTGACTATTGAGTTACAAGGTGGTCAACCCCGGAGTTGCAGTTTCTTAGGCTGCTAGCGCAAATGCTTCTTCGTTAGCGGCGCTAACGGTGAAGTTGATCTGTGCATACTCGAATGTATTTGCGTTTGCATTTACGTTTTTTGCTTGATTAACGGTCATCGCCTACCGTGTTGCCGTCTCTACTATCTCACCCAATCGATTACCGGAGCAGGCCCATTATAAAGTATACTAGCGGCTATGCCATCTTACTATCCCAGTATGTCGGGTGTTGGCTAATGTACTTTATGGTGGACCTGGCGAGATTCGAACTCGCGTCTTGAATGCCTTCGCTTTGAAGGGATTACAACAATTTCTTAAGCGGGCTGAATGTTACTTGCCTGCTGTCCTTTTTGACCCTGAGTTACTTCAAATCTTACACTTTGTCCTTCTTGTAGGCTTTTGAAGCCTCCTGAATTAATTTGTGAAAAATGTGCAAATAAGTCTGCGCCACCATTGTCCGGTGTAATAAAACCAAAACCTTTGGTGTCGTTAAACCATTTTACTTTTCCTGTTACCATGTTACTTTTTTCCTATTTTCGATTGATTGTGTGAATTACATCAATAACTGTTATTGTACAGTCACAAGTATTTATATGCAACTCGTTTGGTAAATATGATTGTAGGAGCGAACAATGGGCGATTTCTTTAAATTAGTAGCAGAATTAGGGTTCCCAATAGCAGGAGCAATGGCTGCGGGTTATTTTGTGTTCTTAACACTAAAATTCATTCTTGCTGGAGTAACCAGCAGTGTAAACGGTATGGGCGGTATTATCAAAGGGCTAGACAGCCGAGTTGATACTATGACAAATCAATTGCAACGGATTGATGTTAAAGTAAGTCACGCTCTAGGTTTACAACCAGATTATGACAGGATTAGCCGAGCAGAGCAAGCGGATCAAAGGAAAGACTAATGAAGTACGTTGATTACGAATGGGATCTACATAAAGATAAGATTGTACTAGATCGAGAACTTAATATCGACAAGTTAGAATGGCGAGCAGGCGATCATTTTGAAATTAAGAATATAGATGGCAGGGTAGAGTTAGTTAAAGTTGACCCTATAGTAAAATTTGTAAAAGGATACAAGTAATGGATCCGGTAGAACTAGTAAACAAATATGGTTTTCCTATTGTGGCAGCAGGCGGCATGGGATATTTTATCTACTACGTGTGGACTTGGGTGACCACAGAAATCAAGCCCGTTATAGGACAAGCCAATGGAACTCTTATTGCTCTTATTGATCGTATTCGTATGCTTGATAACGATCTTATCAGGTTGAATCAAAAAGTTGAAACGGTCATGGAACTTCGTGGCAAGACCATTGAGTATGAGCGTATCAAAGCTGAGCAACAAATTAATAAAGTTTCAGAAGAAGATGATACGCCAATCGGTAAACGTAAGGCTAATAAGCAAGAAATTAAAGATGCGTCAGGAGACGATTGATGAAAAAATTAATTATCATAGCAAGTATACTATTGTCAGGATGCTCCACTATTCAAGATATTAAACAGTATTGGCCCAGAGTTCATGATCCAGTGATGTTTAATCAACTGGTTGCCGCTGATATTGCCATAGCACACCAGAACTGCGATACACCAACCTGGACCACAGTTGCTCCTATTACCGAGCAATTGGCAAAATATACAGAATGGCGTAAAGATCCTCAAGCCGCTAATCTTAGAGGCCTACATGCACACATAGAACGCATGAGCAAGGGTGGTTCAAAAACCTTTTGCGAAATAGGTAAAAAGACAGCACAACAAAGAATAGAAGCAGCCAAGTCTGCGTGGGAAGGAAGATAATGCATCCACTAGAAGTTGAAATACAAACAATTATTGAACAATGTCAAATGGGCAATCTTACTGTAGGCGAACGCAATTATCTCCTACAAGAGATTAGAGATATCCGTGCTGCTCAAGAGTGTGCAGGTAACGAACAACTTTTTAGATATGTAGTACAGGCTTGCAATATTGCAATGGCTGTAGTTTAATGTCGGCTGTTTTAGCAACGTTGGTAATGACGCATATTACAATAGTGTGCGTTACACTATACCTACATAGATGCCAGGCACACAGGGGTCTTGAATTTCACCCGGTACTAAGTCATTTTATGCGACTATGGTTGTGGCTGACTACTGGCATGACTACCAAAGCATGGGTAGCAGTACATCGCAAACATCACCAAAACACAGATCAAGAAGGCGATCCACATAGCCCACACGTATTTGGTATTAAAAGATTATTACTAGGCGGATGGAGTTTATATCACGAAGCAACTAAAGATCCTAACATGGTTATCAAATACGGAGCAGGCACTCCCAAGGACCGTGTTGAAGTTTTCTACACTAGATATCACCAATATGGCATTCTTGTAATGCTGGTCATAGACCTATTGTTATTTGGGCTCTGGGGATTTCTAGTGTGGGGTGTACAAATGATATGGATCCCATTCTGGGCTGCAGGCTTTATTAACGGTGTTGGACACTGGTGGGGATATCGTAACGGCGAAACTAAAGATCACAGTCGCAATGTAATGCCTTGGGGCATACTAATCGGTGGTGAAGAACTACACAACAACCACCACTTAGATCCTGCTAATCCTAAACTAAGCCGTCGCTGGTTTGAGTTTGACGCTGGCTGGATGTGGCTTACACTATTTAGAACGGTAGGGCTGGCAAAGATTAGATCTTAATCACTTGCTTGTAGCCCTGTAAGTGCCATCCCAGTCTGCGGCTAGATTTCTACTACGCATTTCAGCAATACGTGCTATCCACAGTTCGTAGTAATGATCCATATTACCATAGAACTCGCCCGTTAATTCGTGGCATAGTTCAATAGCCTTGTCCCAGTTTTGTTCACGATAGTATTGTAACATTAGTTCGTGATGCTCTTTGGCACTATGCCATTCTGCTGCCACAGTCTCATCTGGATTATAGAACACTGTAAAGATATTAACACCTATACTTTTACCTTTAACCGCAATACAATCTAAGGGCAATGTAAAGTAAGCATCACCTATTCTACTCTGTGTTGATTCACTGATGATAATCAACACACCGTAGTTCTTAGTCTGTCCTTCTAAGCGAGCAGTTAAACTGACTGAATCACCTAGAACGTCATATCCGAATCGATCCTTAGATCCAATGTTACCAATCAGTGTTGGTCCAGTGTTAATACCTAGACCACAGCCTACTTTTGGTTTGCCTTCTTTCTCTAGTTCAATGTTAAACAATTCAACAGCGTGTAACATTTCAAGTCCTGTGCGAACAGCGGCCAACACATGATCCGGATCTTGTTCTTCTTGAATAGGAGCACCGTGAACGTGCAATGACGCATCACCAATGAATTTGATTAAACAACCATTGTTGCGTAGTATAGGCTCGGCAATGGCAGTCATGTAACGATTCATTGTTTGTGTAAATGCTACAACGTCATCACCATAGGTCTCACCTAGGCCAGTAAAGTTACGCATATCACTCATAATGACTGTGAGATCTTTCTTTTCACCACCTAGTTTAATAAAGGATGGATCTTTTTGTAATCGTTCCACAATCACAGGATTAACATATGATCCAAACTGTTTCTTGATCTGTGACTTCTGTAGGTACTCGCTTAGAAATTTGACACTATAAGCGTGAATGTATACCAAACTACAACCAACAACAAACCAAGTGGCGTCCAATAAGATTCTGGAGTTTTCATATAGATAAGATATAGCGAAATGACTGCCGCCGAGAAAGACAACAACAGGAATAAAAGCATAAGTCCACCTTGATAAAAATAACATTAACAAGCCTGCGGCCAACAAGGCAATGATCTCAGCCTGATCAGCCCAACCTGGTCGTTGTATGTTGCTCTGTGTCATCATTGTGCCTATAACAGCGCCTTGTAGGTACTGCGGCCATACTTCACCTTTAGCAGTACTAACTGGATTAGCAAGGCCGGCAGCACTTAGTCCAACAATAACAATGCCACCGTCAAAACTTTCTGGCATGTTCATATAACTGTATTCTCTAGGAGTGGCGCTCCAATCAATCCAAACACGGCCTTCGTTGTCTGTTGGTACTTTACCAAACTTAGGAACACGCACGGCCTCCACACCCATGTCCGAAATCTTAACTTGGAACTTAGGATCTTTAGCAGCAACACGTAGGGTCTCTAAGGCCAGTGCAGGATGCAGTTGTTCTTGACTTAGTATTACCATGGGCATACGACGAACAACACCATCAATCTCTGGAAATGTATTGACAATGCCAACGCCTGCTGCAAGACTTTCTTGTGGCTCAACGTTGTTAATCAATCCCGGATACTCAACTACCATTCCGGCAGGATCAGCACCTACTACCTGTGCAGGCGTACCGTGATTAGTGTTCTTTTGTCGATCACTGCCTAATGCAGGTAGCACAACAGGATACTTTTTAAGAGTTTCACCTAGTACGGTATCTTTACCAAAGCGATCCTTTTCTGGCATTAGCACGTTGAATACAACCAGTCCAGCATCACGCTTGTATAAGTCTTTGATGATATCAGCATACATGTCTCTAGGGAACGGAAACTGTCCTAACTTGTCTAATGTTGCTTCGTCAATGTTGACCGTGTAAACAGGAACATCTTTGGCCTGTTGACTTGTGATTAGTTGATCAAAATAAGTAAGTCTTACTCGTTCTACAAATGCAGGATCTACAAGTCGGACTAACAACACTAGGGCTAGTGTAGCCAGTGCTGTCCAAGGGGATAATAATATTTTCTTCATCATATATTTACTATCTAACTATCATAGCAAAACTAAACATTACTGTGGGGACCGCTATTACCATAAAACTTGTACCTATAAGTACTCTGTCTATCATGTCAGACTGTGCTTGAATCCTAGCATTTTTTATGTCTGCTTCTAGTTTAGCACGTTCCTTGTACATACGCACACGTTCAGCCATCATCTCGTCCCAGACGTCTTTATTACCGGACCATATCAACATCTCTTTTAGTTCTTTTTCAGCATCACGTAGAGCCTTGCTCTGCATGGCAATCTGTATAGACATGGCTCTAATCTGACCGTCGGTGAGAATTTTTTTACTAGTTTGTGCCTCTGCGCTGGCAGCGTGAATTTTATCGCTGTTTTCAAAGAACTTGGCAAACTGTCCATAGAGACTGTTGACGTCTTTGCCTAGGGCGATGGCTTTTTTAATGTAGCCTACTGACTGTTGTGCGGCTGTGAAGGCAATACCAAGGGTGATAGGATCAATCATGTTTTCTTAGGATCCTTATCCTTAGGCGGGGGTTTAGTCCACTCTAAGCATACAACTCGACGATTGTAGACATCACCCGTCCATGTCCACTTTACACACCTTGGCTCTTGGGCTAGCATACCTGCTAACATTATTGAGCCTATGGCATTAAACATGCTACTGCCCTTGTGTTACTGAAACACTACACCCTGATAGTGTAGCACACTGTTGTGTGATATTGATATTTTGTGCTGTAGCACCCTGCTGAATTAAAGTAACCGTACTAGCACCACCATTGTTGGTCAAGTTGACTGTGGCCTTGTGACTACCGGCATCCTTTTGGTTAGCAGAGACATTGTGTCCGTTGCCTGTTAGACTTAGGTCTAAGTAACTACCTGAACCTTGTTGTGTAACATCAAATACATTAGTGTTACCATTTAGGATACCAAAGAATGTTTTCTCACCATTGCCCATTTGCTTTAGTGTGCCAGTGTTACCGTTACCAGTAACATCAACATAGGCAAAGTGTCCACTAGAGCTGCCACCGTCATTGCTTTGTTTCAACGATAGTGTGTTAGTGCTGCCTGTAATGTTTAGACCCATGTAGTGGCCGCCACTTTCACTGCCGTCTTGTAGGCCAGTTGTAGGATTACGTGCTTGCCATAGTGTAACATTATTAGTGTTGCCTGTAACACTGAATTCGATCAAGTTCTTGCCCAAGGTGTCACCTTGCTTGATATTAACCGTATTGTTGTCACCGTCTATGACAGAATACGTGTTACCGGCCAGGCCTGCAATCTTATTGTAGTTACCAGTCTGTTCGATAGTTACTGAGTTACCACTGCTGCCAATCTTTTGTTCAAGATGTAGACTGTTGCCCAATACAATGTTTGATACACGACTCTTTGCTGAATTCTTTTGTGCAGTCTGACCAACAGTGATATCACTAGTTGCTGGCCATGTAGGAGCACAGTCAGCACAGACACTGCCTGCCGTTCCTGGGTTACTAGGTGTTCCACCTGATCCAGAGTCGGTGCTAGTAACACCATCATTTAGATCATAGTAGTAAGTAACTTCACCAATCTGCATACTGTCACAGTTTAATCCACAGCCATCACCTGACTTAGTTGTGGGGAATAATATAAAGTAATAGACATAGGCAGTAGTGTTGCCTGTTGCTATTTCAGGACTGGTCCAATATCTAGATTCACTTAAACTTAGTGTGTCTTGTTTAATCAATGTCCAGTTAGTACCGTTATTACTGCCGTAGAGTTTGTAACTAGTAGGATCACGACCACTAAAGTCATTGGCTGTAGTAATGGTAAACTTTTGAACCACACGACCTTGACTTAGTTTAACTGTAACACCAGCGTTCTTTTTATCAAAGTTTAAGTATTTGGTGCTGGTATTTCCATCAAATGCGTTAGTGGCACCTTCACCTGGAGGACTGTTATAACTTGTTGGAGTAATAGCACTAATCACTACAGGTGTACTATTAGTCTTGACAGTTTTCCAATCAATAGCCGGAGTTGCTGGTGCCGCTGTTTGCCCTGCTGCCAATGGAGTTGTGCTGGCATAGGTATAGTTGTTTAGGTCACTGCTGGTAACACTGGTATCCATATTAGTGAACTGGGCACTGGCACCATAGTTATAACCTTGTGCTGTTGTAATAACATTACCAAAGAATCCTGATCCAATATAGAAGATAGCGCCGTTACCCAAGGCAGTGATATCACCGTGGTCGTGAACAATACTATGCTGTGTGCCATTGCTGTTCATCAACTTTAATCCATATGTTCCTGGATTAGTTGTGCTAGGGAAAAACTGAAAGTACTGCCCTGCACTAACTGTCACAGTTTGAAAGTTTTTATTATATGGTGCAATGAAGTTGCTGGCATTTAGTGTATTGCCGTTCCACCAGTACTGTACGTCAAATATTTGATTGATACCGAACTTGCCGTCAGTGATGGCTGCAAATGCATTAGAGCATAAGAACATTAGGGCAAATAATATCTTTTTCATCTGAAGTTCTGATTAATAACAATCTGTCCTTGTGGTTTGCCAGCTGAGAAGTTCCAACTATTAGTCTGCATGTCTTGTGTAACTACCACTAGTGCCTGTGTATTCATTGGCATAACAACGTTGGCGTAGTTACGGCTGTTGGGACTTAGACTTTCGTATAACCATCCAACTTGCTGAGTTTCACTCTTGTCTTTGAATAGTTTTTTAACATAAGGATTTTCTGTTTCTCCTACACTGGCTACATCATTGGCTAGTGCATCTTTATTGGCGGCAATATCTACACCAACTTTAGTACCGTTAGCAGTATCTTCATCACCTTCATTAGCACTACGACCTTGTTTATAAGATCGATTATTGCTACCGCCTTCTTGTTTGCCAGCTACATGTTGTTTCTCAACATCTTTAGCATCGTCTTTGTCGTCTTTCTTATCTTTGTCGTCTTTCTTAGCATCACCTGTTTTTTCAGCAGCAGCACGAGCGGCAGCAATAACACTTACGCCTGTAGTAGTACGTGGAGGATTAACCATTAAGTTGTTGCCAATAGCCATACCATTTAAGGCTACAATAACAGCAGGGCTAGGAACACCATTCAGTGTTTCGACTAAGGTAGCTTGGTAAGGACGATTTAGTTTAACAATGCCTGCAGGTGTTTCTACATCGATAGCACCACTGCCACAGGTTAAACCTTTTAAGTTTACGTTCTGTTCAAGTTCACAAGTAGGCATCAACATGATCATACTGCTACCAGTTTCACTGACTGCCATAACAAAATCTGTACCTCGAACAGCAATAGCTGCTGTGGGAGTGTTGATTTTTACATTCTTAGGGTCTTTGGCAATACTACCTGATACGTAGCGGACTGTACCTGCGGCTGCTTTAAGGCCTAGCTTGCCAGCTCCGCTTTTAGGATCATAAACAAAATCATCAATAACAAGAGTACTCGACTCAGTAACAGTAACATTTGTATCGTCTTTAAACACAATCTTAATCTTACCGTTTTTAGTTTCAACCTTGTCATTGGTTTTGATTTCCGTGCCTTTAACAATTTGAATTGTATCTTTACCGCGTTTGATGACCGCAGTGCCAGCGGCTTCTGTGACAGACCCAATGTCCGCCCAAGATGAACTGGCTACTAGTAAGCCCGCGATAAGAGAGGCAACTCTCATTGTTGCCCCTTAGTTCTTCTGTGTTATGTTGAATGTACCAGAGTTAGATACACTCTTAATATTGATAACATTATCAATAGTTCCAGTCTGACTCATTGTTAACGAGTTACTGTTACCTGTTAAGTCAACCCAGATACTGGATCCTGCTGCACCTGTTGAACGTTGATTGATATTAAATGTGTTAGTATCGCCTGCTACTTTAATAGTTTGTGTGTGCTTGTCACCAATAGCATCAATACGGAATATGTTTCCGTCACCTGTTACATCAATAGCACTCTTTAAGTCAGCACCTGTTCCACGGAACTGTAGTTCGTTGCTGTCGCCTGTGAACTTCCAGTTTAGGTCAGCAGCATTACATCCTGTTAGAGCTGTGCCACCTGTTGAGGCTGTACCATAACCGCAAGCAGCATCGACCTTGTTGCTGTCGCCGATCTGTTGGATTGTAACAGTAACACCTTTGCCCGAGCCGGTAGTGTCATTAACTGCTTCTAACATGATTTCATTGTTAACACCAATTTGGCGTGTAACAACTGTTTGATCAATACCACGTAGGTATACCGGACGAGCACTTGAACCTGCTTTGTTGCCAGTACCATCTTGTGTCATATTAACATTGGGATTGTCACCGCTTTGGTCAATAAAGATACGGTTAGTTGTAGCAATGGCCAATGCGGCTGTTGCGTTAGGGCTAACTGTAGCCATTGCGGGGATTGTTGGTGCAGCTGGTGCAGACACAGCAGTCTGAGCCATTGCTGGGAACGCTGCGAATAATGCTAATACTAATAATAATTGTTTCATAATGTTTCCTTTGGACTCGAATGTCCTTTGTGTATTTTATTTAAAGGCAACTTCTTATAGATAAACTACCGCTGTTATTTTTCTAACATGTAAAAAAATTTACAGTAAATTTTTTTACACTCCAGTCTGGTTACTTTTCTTTATTCTTTTTATTTCCAGAACTGGATTCTTGTCCAGATACTCTTTTCTTTGCTTCCTTCAACACCTGCTCCGATATTGGGCTGCTGTGGTGCGGGTGTAGTTTTGGTGGATTCTTTAGTCTTGGTTTGTGCTTGAACCAACTCATTAGGTTTCTCCTTGAATTTCCACAAGCCGCTACGTTCACCTTTATTGATCAACTCAACAACTGCTGTTTCAATCGCTGAACGTAGAGCATAGTTGCCCGGCTCGTTGAATGTCTGGCTCGAATCAAATTCAAATGCTCGGGTTGCCTGGTTGAAAAACTTCAACGCGGTAGTACCGTCTGCGGTACTGAGCAAGTTCTTTTCTACTGTTACAGTAGTTAGGACTTCTCCTGTTTGAACACTTACAAGACGTAAGCTGATAACAACTACATCTTGAGTATATGCTGTCTGTGCTCCAATGCCTAACCAACGTGCGCCTGTACCGCCTGTTAGTGTATTAGAGTTATAATCAATAATACCACCTTCTAAGATAACACCTGCCATCTGTAGTGGAGGTAACATCTTAGCATTTGCACCTTCATAGATCTCACGTGTCTGTTTGATCATCTGACGCTCTTTCAATAAGTTGTCTAGGCCAACACGTTCAACAACTGTGAACCACTGGCGGTTGCCAACTTCTTGTAGACTCTTCATTAAGTATGCTTCAGCACCTTGAGTAACTGCTGTGCTGAATAAACTTAATGTTGAACTTGGTTTACGCTGTCCTGTTAGGTCTTTGAAACCATAAACTGCTACTGTGACTGCTGGACCTGCTGGTGCAGGAACATTAACAAAGCTCTTGTTGATTGTTTCACTAACCTTGGCCTCTTCTTTGATCTGTGTACTACCGAACGGTCGAACGGTTGAACAGCCTGCTAAGGCTACGACTGCTAGTGTAATTAAGGATAATTTAATTGCTTTCATTCTTTACTCCTTAAAAACCAAAACTAGCAATCGGAACCACTACAGTAGTTTTGTTGCCTTTGGCATCTACTACTGTTAGTGTGACTTTGTCGTTGGCCTTAACCCAGGTAACAGTATTTCCGTCTAACACGAAAGTGCCTGTTGTAGGATTTACACAACCAGGAATAGATGAGCCGTCTGGTGCGGCACAGCGATTTTGAAATAAGTTGTTGCTCAACTGTGTTGCAAGTTGCGCATATACTTGGCTTTGGAATAGACTCATGAATCTATTCAAAGGTGTGTTCAGCAGTTCTGCTTCTGCTTTGGCAATAGCAGATTTTTTATCTGCTTCGATAGCATCACGACGTGACTTTTCAATACTGTCAATGGTTAAGACGTGGCTGCTAAATCCAATACCGTTAAATGCTGGATTTTTAAATTGATGTACTAGTTCGGCTTGTGCTAGGGTCGCTGATAATATCAGGCCTACTGATACTAGGATTTTTTTCATCGGTTCGCTCCCGGTTACGTAGTGTATTTACCGGCACTTGCGCTAGATTAAACTATGAGTTATTAGAGACAGACAAAGGCCGCAATGGCCAAGTAAGATGCTTGGTGTGCCAATTGATCAAGACCGAATTGATTCCAGAATAAAGGTTTGGTATTGTCTTTGCAACCATACTTTACTTTAGTGTAGTCTATCACGTAATGATATACACCTTCAATGGCTGCAACAGATATTATTTTAAAGGCACCAATTGGATGAAAGAAACTAAAAATTAACAATAATACTAATGTTCCCCAGACATGGTCTAATGTATGACTGATTCCAACAGGATCCAGCCATACACCTTTTTTAACGGTCTGCATGTAGGTCTGAATTTTGAAATCAGCATACCAATGCTTGATTTGCAATAATAGTAAAAGTGCTAGTATTTCCATGTAAGATATTTATATATCATTACAGCGTTGAAACTTTATTTTATACCAAAACCCATCTTGCCCACTGGAACTCTAGTGGCGTAATAGTTACTACCAGCATCTAATCGTATGGTTCCTGTAAACACTGGTGGGTAAATCACTTGAAAATTGCTAAAATATGCTCCGTTGGTGTCTTGACCTTCAGCATTTTTGGCTGCGGCCTTTTTAAGAGTAGTTTTAACCTGAATCATGTTAGAACGTTCCAACACTGCTTTGAAAAATGCATCAATTTTATAAGTTTTATTGATTGCGTCGGCAGAGCCAGCAGCCACGGCTGCCAACAAATGCCAGCCAATTCTGTAATCTGGTCTAGTGTTGTCGTCAGTACCTTTTAGTGCCAACAATGGTGATAGGTCACCAAGTTCTTCATCTGTTTTATACTGTTGATCACTGTCAATAATTTCAACAATACGTTCAGCCTGTTCAGACGTAATGATACCTGAAATAATACCCACTTGCAGTGCTCCGGCGATAGATCCATTTCGACGCCAGCGTTTGCTGCTGGCCACAATGTTCATGTCAGGAGATTTGATTGTTTCAACTATTTCTAAAATTTTATCAAAACCGGGATTAACAGCAGGATCAAATACTCCTGCGTAACGATCTGGATATTTGGCAATGTCATCAACTAGTCCCGACACGCTGGCCTTGGCACCGCCACCTTTGTCTTTACTGCTGACACGAATCAAGGTGTTGTCGTCCACTATAAGATAACTGTCATACAATTTTTCTGCAGGATCGTTAGGGAATTCAACTCCACGTATGTTGGCAAATTGTATGCTCATACCTTCTTCAGCCTGGCGCCAATCACCAGACAAGAATTTTTGTTTGATCAATGCTATAGGAGCAGCAGTTTCTCCGAGATCAATTTCATAACTTTTAGCATAGTCTCCTGCACCTGGTACTGGATTGACACTACCTGCTGCTACTTCACCTAACAAAGCAACTACTTGTTGTTTTATGTCATCGGTTAAATCTTCTCTAGTCTGTATAGTAGTTTGCACCTGTGACACAATATCATCTACACTTATTTCTGTATTGGTAGGAAGAATACCAACTGGTTTTAAATTGGTAAGAGCACGTTGTTGTACTCCTGCTACTTGATCTTCCTCACCTTTTTTACCACTCAGTTGAACATAGCCTGTTAAGTCTGAAAATAATTTTGTCTGTAAAAATATAGGATATGCACCTTGTTTTTTACTGGCCTTCAACGCAATATAGGCAATCTTTTTATTACTGGTTTCGTCTTGAAAGGTCAATACTAATGCAGCGCCTGCTTTGTCAGGTGTGACCATGCCGGCTTCTGGTGGCAATGTCAATGCATCTGCTACAGCAATACCTTCACTGGCAACGTAATCAATCACTTGTTGTACTAGATTAGGCGCTTCGTCTTGATCATCACCCGGCTCTGGTAGTACCATAGACGACAATATAGAAATTACATTGCCATCTGCATTTCTAAATCTTACGTTTTTGCCACGGCCTGCTTCTTCTGCACGACGAGCCATTCCGCCTTCAGATTCCCATAAAAATTCTTTTGCTCTCATTCTGCCGTCATCCTAAAATATTTGCCATTGCTTTGAGTGTAATCTCTCACCAACTTGCCGCCCACCGCGTTGGCAACATTCTCTATGTCTTTTCCAGGTAATCCTGTGTTGTGCGCTGCATCAATAGTTCCTTGATCTTGAGCGGCATGAACAAGTTCATGTGCTATTGTTCTCAGTACATCAACAAGATTTCGATTATTGATATTGACCGTGGTATGATCAGTGTCCGGCTCGTATTGTCCAAATGTTTTATTCGTATGACTAAACATGGGATCACTGATAAGTGATAACTTGGGGATTTCTAGTAAGTTTAACTGTTTAGCACAATATTTGACAAAATCAGTTACAATACTCGAACGATCAAAATGTTTTGCTCTCATAGCACATATTTATTGTATTTCAGGAAACAAACATTCCTGAACAAACACCGCTATATCCTGCTCGTCTAACCCTAAACTAGCCATAACTTTAGGTGTGTGGGGGTTTTGTTTTTGATTCTGTGCATAATAGTTCTGCTGATCTTTTGTGCTTTCCGACATATTGTTAGTTTCACCTACACATTCTGTATAGTGATTTACTAAGATATTAGCAAGACTTGCAATTTGTGCTAATTCTGATTCATCACTAACATTGCCCGCTGCAATCATATGAGGACTAAAGATACGTTCAGCCCATTCAGGTAACTTACGTGGTTTATTCCAATCGTAGCGACCAACTTCATCGGCAAAATATTCAATCATAGGATGATCAAAATCACCGGTAGGACTGTAGTCAATAAAACAGCCAGTTATCTTATTTTTACCTGCTATTACATCAAAGCCAAAAATAGGAGCAGGGTTGTGTGTATGTGGAAACACACAGCAGTGCATCATCCATAGACCTTTAGTTGCTCTAGCATCTACTACATCAATGTGAGCACGCCGATAGTTGTTGCTGGTCCACACACGATTGATCCAGCCTGGCTGATTAAATCGATCCATCCCGGGTTCAAAAATTTCTGTTCCCGTGGCTTCGAATCTACTTTCCAACAACTGTTGGATCTCTGTTAATGTATGCCAGACCTGACTCATTTGTCTAATTCTTCAAATAGATCAATAGCAGAATCAAAGCATAAATTGGCCTCGGCAGCCATGTCGTCCGTGAGCAATGACCTCACTCGATCGATCAGTTCTTTTTTATTTTCAAATTCATAGTATTTGCAAAGACCTGGGCTAACTTTGGCAATCATGGCTCCACCAAACATATCTCCAAAGTGTCTTACATAAAGATGCGGAATCAGTTCAACAGCAGATTTTGTGTCAACGTATTCGATATATGCTTTAGTGCTAGGTTGTAGTCTAACTGCGTTTCTGTCGAAACTGTATTCTATTTCTAACCAACCTATGTCTTCTACAATTTTTTCTGTTCTTAGAATTTTTAAAAGATCATGATCTTTTAACCATTTTTCTAACTTTTTTTCTAATGCTTGATAACAGGCCAACTGATTCAGCAGATATTCATAATATCTTTTGGGTTCAAGTTGACCTTTGACTAGTTTGCCGGCAAACGATTGTCTTTCGGCTCTAGTATGTGCTTCTAATGTTAATTGTCTTAAATTATTCACTCTTCCTCCATACGAATTTGCAATGGAAATCCATTTGAGCGAGCAAGATTAGTCGACTCAACTGCTTTGATTTCTGCAATTTCGTATGAATAAACACCTGCTACACCACTTCCACTATTATGTATCTGAAGTGTGATGTCACCAGAGGTCTCTTCTGAATGACGGAAGATTTCAATCAATATTTGTTTGACAAATTCCATCGGGGTTGAATTGTCGTTTAGAAAAACAACTTTCCAACGTTTGGGTTCTTCAACACGAATTTTAATTTTTTCGTCTAATTTGATATCAGTATCCGACATATCGTTTCTCCCTTGTAAAGTATTTAGTGGGGGAGTATTATCTCCCCCGGGTTGATTATTTAATTAAGATTTGTCGTGGTTTTAGTGCTTCAGGAACTACACGCTCGATTTCAATCACAAGCATGCCGTCCTTGACTTCTGCCGCTTTGACTTCCATATACTCAGCAAGAGTAAATGTTTGTTCAAAGTCTCTAGCGGCTAACCCACGATGTAGATATTCGAAACGACTATCTGCCTGATTTAGTCTGCGCCCTGTAACAGTGAGTTGATCTTGATCAACTTCCACTGTGATTTCTTCTTTACTAAAACCGGCTACGGCAATTTCGATGCCATAGTGTGTTTCATCGTATTTGACAATGTTGTGTGGGGGATAATTGCCATTGGTATTGGCAAAATGTCCGTTAAAATAACGGTCAAATCCCACAAGTGCTCTGTTTAGATTGGCAAGATGTGCCGTGTCGATAGTTCTAAGTTGGTTCATAATTTTCTCCTTTATTAAGCAAGAACCTTACAGGGCCCGGATGGCGCCCTGTGTTGTATGTATAAACTCTCTGTCTGTGTGTAATTATTTGGTTTCTGTAAATTCTGCATCTACTGTGGGCGATGCCTGATCAGTAGCAGATTTACGATTTTTTGCTTCATTGAGTGGTGCAGATTTTTCAAACAATTTGGTCAATGATTCTTGAATAGCATCTTTATCTGTTTGAGACGTAGTTGTCTCTACAGATTTAATAGCATCTTCAATTTCAGTTTTTTGTTCAGGAGTGATCAATGCAGCCACTTCTTCTAAATCTTTACGTACACTGTGCAATTGAGATTCAGCAAGATTTCGTGTTTCGATAAGTTCACGTTGTTTTTTATCTTCTTCAGCATTTAATTCAGCATCTTTAATCATCTGTTGAATTTCTGCTTCATTTAAGCCAGAATCTGATTTGATAGTAATTTTATTTTCTTTACCTGTGCGCTCGTCTTTGGCAGACACATTTAAAATTCCGTTAGCGTCAATATCAAATGTCACATTGATCTGTGGCATGCCGCGTGGTGCTGCCGCAATACCTTCAAGATTAAATTCACCCAATATTTTATTGTGTGTGCATAATTCTCTTTCACCCTGGAATACTTTGATAGTCACTGCTGGTTGATTGTCCTGCGCAGTACTAAACACTTGACTGGCCTTGGTTGGGATAGTAGTATTTTTAGTAATTAACTTGGTCATTACTCCGCCCAACGTTTCGATACCAAGACTCAATGGAGTGACGTCCAACAACAGCACATCTGTTTTGTCACCACTCAACACTGATCCCTGAATTGCTGCACCTACTGCTACTGCTTCGTCTGGATTAACATCTTTACGTGGCTGCTTACCGAACAGTTTTTCAACTGCTTCTTGCACTTTAGGCATGCGAGTCTGTCCACCAACAAGGATAACTTCGTCAATATCTGCGGCAGTAACACCTGCATCTTTCAATGCAATTTTACAAGGTTCCAAACTACGTGAGATCAACTCATCAACCAACTGTTCGAGTTTGGCTCTAGTCAATTTAACATTCATGTGCTTAGGACCGCTGGTGTCAGCAGTGATGTAAGGTAAGTTGACATCTGTTTGAGCACTACTTGACAATTCAATTTTTGCCTTTTCAGCAGATTCTTTTAGACGTTGTAATGCCAACATGTCTTTCTTAAGATCGATACCACTGTCTTTCTTAAACTCATCAACCAAATAATCCATGATACGTTGGTCAAAGTCTTCACCGCCTAAGAATGTGTCGCCGTTAGTACTCAACACTTCGATCTGTTTGTCACCGTCTACATTCGCGATTTCAATGATCGATACATCGAAAGTGCCGCCACCAAGGTCGTAAACAGCGATTTTACGATCACGGTTATCAGTTTTATCAACGCCATACGCAAGAGCTGCCGCAGTAGGCTCGTTAATAATACGGAGTACCTCCAAACCGGCAATTTTACCAGCATCTTTAGTTGCCTGCCTTTGGCTGTCATTAAAATATGCGGGAACTGTGATAACTGCTTGAGTAACTTCATGTCCTAGATAATCCTCTGCAGTCTTTTTCATTTTGCGAAGAACTTCTGCTGAAATTTGTGGAGGTGCTAATTTTTGATCTTTGGCTTCTACCCATGCATCGCCGTTGTCGGCTTTGATAATCTTGTAGGGCATTAGATCAATGTCTTTTTGCACAGCCTGTTCGTCAAACTTACGACCGATTAGTCGCTTGCTGGCGTAGATTGTGTTTTTTGGATTTGTCACTGCTTGACGTTTTGCAGTAGCACCTACCAAGATCTCATTATCCGTATAGGCTACGATTGAGGGGGTAGTTCTAGCACCTTCAGAGTTTTCAATAACTTTACTGATGCCGTTTTCTATAATGGCCACGCAACTGTTAGTGGTGCCAAGGTCAATACCGATGATTTTGCTCATTTATGTTCTCCTTAATTAAGCGAGTTATATACAAACCCCATATGGGCGTGTTGTATAACTTTATTTATATTTTAATTGTTCCAACCAACTTCTTTGATGATCGGAATCCACTGTTTTCGTAAATCCATCATGCTTGCTTCAAAACCTTTGGGATTTTGCTCCCTAGGCTCTGCAAACATTAAATTATCTCTAATAAATTGCTTACCTTCTGGACTGTTAATTGCAGTCCTAAAATTTACAACATACCAGTCTATAATTTCTTTGTTTGTTCCCTTGGGGAATATAATACCCCATGCGGCATACACATTCATGCCCGGAACAAAGTCTTTCATTAAAGGCACATCTTTAAGACCTTCTAAGCGATATTCGCTAGTAAGTGCAATGATTTTAACCTTGCCTGATTTTACCAAGGTGTTAGCAACTGCAACAGGAATAATACCAAATTCTAAGTGGCCACCCGCAACATCCTGACCTGCTTGCGCAGGGCCTTTATAAGGTATAGTTTTAATAAGTGATCTGTTGCCTTTAATGTTATACATCATGTATTCGTAGGCAAGTTTGTGAGCACCAGAACCTGCGGCGATACTGATTGGCTTTTGTGGGTTCTTCATACGGTCCATAAACTCTCTAGGAGTGTTCGTAGGACTTTCGTGATGGGCAATAATAGCCAGAGGGCTCTTTGCCAATGTTAATCCGTATTCGAAATCGTCAAGTTGGTATCTCTTGTTTTCTGGATTGGCAAACTCAGCAGTGACCCAAATACCTTGATGACTTGCAATATAGATGTGATGGCCGTCATTGGGCAATTTAACAAAGTGATTCATACCTATGGTGCCATCACCACCTGGACGATTTTCCACAATAAAACTAATCTTAGGATTAGCCTTTTCTATAAGACTGCTAAATCCTCTAAAACTTAGTTCATTACCTGATCCTGGAGCGAACCCAATAACTGTTGTTATGGGTTTGGTTGGCTCCCATGCGTGTGCCGCAACACTTATTAATAGCGATATTGCTATTAAAATTTTCTTC